CTGCAATCACCTTATCTGATGGTGGATTTGGATATGATGTAAACGCAACTGTTGAGGTTCTCATTTCAACGGAACCAGTGACAAAAGAAAGAATTACAAGTGTTGAATGTGAAGGTGATTATGGAATCGTTGTTGGTGTGGGTACCAGTGCAACAGGTATCAATACCACTGGTCCTATGGTCAAATTTGAACTTGATGCAGACTCTTTCTTGAATCAAGCTGGATTTGGTAACATTACAAAGAGCGGAATCGCTGCTGGTAAATACTTTGTAATCTACAATGGTAGAGTTGGAAATGGATTGACTTCAGTTTATCCTGGTGGTGGTGTTATTGGAGTTGGAACAACGTTTATTGATAATGTCTACAGAGCGGATCAGGTAATCACATCTAACTCTGGTATTGTAACTGTATACTCTAATGTACAGTCTCTGGCAGGTCTAGGAACCACTAGTTTGACTAAGGTTGCTGATTATAGTTGGGGTAGATTCTACAACTTCTCTAGAGATACGGTGAATCCAAAATCATTTACAATCAATAATCAGAACGGATACACTGGGATTTCAACATCACCATTGGTCATTCGTGTTACTCCAATGTCTCAATCGTACAGTAACTTCTCAGAGACATCATAAATAAAACAAAAAGTCTTAAAAAATGCCTGCGATAATCTCAGATCAATTTAGAATATTAAATGCTGCGAATTTCGTCGCTGGGGTAGGTAGCACGACTCAATCCTATTACACGTTCATTGGACTGTCTAATAGTGGTGACGTTGGGTTGGGTTATGGTACTACAGATTGGAACACTAATACACCAGCCGCAAAGGATGGGTTTAGAGAGTACAATGACGATTATGATACGATGATCGCATTAAAAAAACTCACCACCAACGATGTAAAACGTATGGTGAGAAAATATACTTGGACATCTGGTACAGTGTACGAGATGTACAAAAATGATTACAGTAGATCAAAGTTGAGTCCTCAGACTTCATCTACTAATTTGTATGATGCAAGATATTATATCGTAAACAGCCAGTACAAAGTTTACGTTTGTATCAACAACGGCCAGAATCCAGAAAACCCACTTGGTAAACAATCTCTGGATGAACCAACTTTTACGGATCTAGAACCAAGATCAGCTGGATCTAGTGGTGATGGATATGTCTGGAAATATCTGTATACGATTTCTCCCTCAGATATTGTAAAATTTGATTCTATCGATTACATTCCTGTTCCTAGTGATTGGGGAACTGGAGACACTGCAGATGTAAAAAACAACGCAGTTGACGGTAAGATTGAAACTGCATTGATTGTGAACGCAGGTGGTGGTTATCAACCAATTTCAACAACATTCAACAATATCCCCATCCTTGGTGATGGAACAGGTGGTCGTGCAAGTGTAACTGTAGACTCTCAGGGTAAAGTATCTTCAGTATCAATCACTAACGGTGGTAATGGATACACTAGAGGTGCGATTAGATTCTTCCCTGGTGCACCTGGTTCAGAAACTGGAGGTCCAATCTCAGGTCTTTCTGCAGTTGGTGTTGGTACTACATCCGTTGCCGAATTTGAAGTTGTTACACCTCCACCTGGGGGTCACGGATTTGACATCTACAAAGAGTTAGGTGCATTTAGAGTTTTACTCTATTCCCGTTATGAAAATGATGCAACTAACCCCGATTTTATTACAGGAAACGATTTTGCAAGAGTTGGTGTAGTCAAAAACCCAACAACTCCTGCTGGTGATCTCTTAACTCAGTCCCGTGCAAGTGCTTTAACTGCACTTAAGTTGAAATCATTGACTGGTGGAAACATCGCAGATACAACTTACACAGTCGATACACCAGTCTATCAAACTATCGGTGTTGGTTCAACAGCCGTTGGATATGTTGCTAACTGGGATAGTTCAACTGGTGTGTTGAAACTTTACAACCCTGTTGGGCTTGGATCCACCACATATGGATTCAGATTAGTCGATTTTGCATCACAAATTGGTGCAGGTGGTAGTTACATCGTTCAGGGTCAAACTGGTGGATCTGCACTGGGTATTGAAACAAGCTTTGGTAGTTCTGCAAACCCAGGAACTGCAACCACAGTTGGTAACGCTCTTGTTCAACTTGGACAGAGTTTTGTTGAAGGAATTGCTCAACCAGAAGTCAAAAAATATTCTGGTGAGATCTTATACATAGATAACAGGGCAGCGATCCAGCGCAGTGCCACCCAGAAGGAAGACATCAAAATCGTATTAGAGTTCTAAGAAAATGCCCCAAGAGACGAATCTCAACGTTGCTCCTTATTTTGATGATTTCAATGAGGACAAGAACTTTAATAGAGTTCTGTTCAAACCCGCCAGTCCAGTTCAGGCTAGAGAGTTAACACAACTCCAAACAATTCTACAGAATCAGATTGAAAGGTTTGGACAACACTTCTTTAAAGAAGGAGCGATGGTCATTCCTGGCCAAATCGCGTATGATCCACTCTACTATGCCGTTGAGATTAATGATACGTTCCTTGGTATTCCAGTATCAGAGTATCTTGATAAACTTGTAGGAAATATTATCAAGGGTGATACGTCTGGTGTTGAAGCTACCGTAGTAAACTATGTTTTAGCTAAGGACTCTGATAGGGGTAGCAATACACTTTACGTAAAATATTCCAAATCTGGTAACGATTTTGCCACGGAAGTTTTCCAAGATGGTGAAAATCTTGTTACCACAAGTGACGTAGAATATGGTATCTCTAGGATTACGGCAAATAACCCCTTTGCTGTTTGTATCCCATCCAACGCAACATCAATTGGATGTGCAGCTGCAATTCAAGAAGGTGTGTTTTTCATTCGTGGATTTTTTGTAAAAGTCCAGTCACAGGCCATTATTCTCGATCAATATAACGCAAAACCAAATGCCAGAGTTGGTTTGTTTATCAGTGAAGACATCGTAACATCCTCTGATGATTCAAGTCTTTATGACAACGCAGCTGGATTCTCAAACTTTGCCGCACCTGGAGCAGATAGATTTCAAATCAAAACAACTCTAATCAAAAAAGGATTAGAAGAGTTCAATGATGAAAATTTCATTGAACTGATGAGATTGGAGAACGGTCAACTTCAGAAATTTGTTAAAAAGACAGACTACAATTTAATCAGAGATGAATTAGCAAGACGTACATACGATGAAAGTGGTGATTACTACATTAAACCATTTGATTTAAGAGTCAAAGAGTCTTTAAACAATAGACAAGGCAACGGTGGTGTCTACTTAGAGAATCAAAAGACTGCAGATGGCGGCACACCAAGTAATGACTTGATGTTGTATGCAGTATCACCTGGTAAAGCATACGTCAAAGGATATGATATTGAAAAACTGAACACAACTTATATTGATGTTGATAAACCAAGAGAAACTAAAACAATCACTGCAGCTTCTTTTGCATTTGAAGGCGTCAACTATGTAAAAACTAATAACGTACACGGATCACCTGTTGTTGGTTTTGGAACAACCGCAGTTGTTAGCCTTAGAAGTGAAAGAATTGGTGCAACAGCTTCTGCTGCTGCGGGAATAGAGATCGGAAATGCAAAGGTCTATGATTACAAGTTAGAGGCCGCTGCATATTCAAATGATACTTCCAAGTATCAAGTATATCTGTATGATGTATCAACTTTTACTACAATCACCGTAAGTTCTAATCTCACACAAACCACTCCTGCATATATTCAGGGTTCTAGAAGTGGTGCGAGTGGATACTTAAAAAATAATGTAACTGCATCACAAAGTCTTACTTTAACTTCAACAAACGGTCAATTCATTGTTGACGAACCGATTATCATCAATGGTATTCAGGATGCCAGAGTTGTAACATCAGTTAGAGAATACTCGTTTGATGATGTTAAATCTCTGTATCAGACAGTCGGTATTAATACATTCAATGCTGACTTAACACTAGATAATAGATTTTTACTTGCACCATCAGGGACAAACTTTACTGTTGGTACAGCTGGTATTGTTACTGCACCAGGTCAAAGATTCTCCGTTGGTATTAAAACTGGTGATATCGTATCTTACAACATCACTGGATTTTCAACAGCAACATTCAATAGAGTTAGTGCATTATCCTCTGATGGATCCACTATTACTCTCGCTGCATTAACTGATGTTAATGGTGTCTGTGATGGAAATCTACCTGCAACAGAGTTAAGAACTAGTGACTTCACTCTGATTAGACCAACTTTAGTCAATGGTGACAAGTCAACTCTCGCAACTAGACTTCCAGATTCATACATTTCAAGTGTAGACTTAAGTTCTTCCGAACTTCAGATTAGGAGACAGTTCACTCTGAACATCGCAAGTAATAGAGGAACTGTAACAGTCTCGGATACAAATCAATTCTTCCAACCTTTTGATGAAGAGAGATATAACTTAGTTTATTCTGATGGTACAGTTGAGAGTCTTACCTCTCAAAAAGTTACGTTCAATGCAACCTTTAAAACCGTAACTCTGGCGGGATTAAGTAAAGCTTCTGATACTAATGCAATTCTTGTTGCAACACTTAAGAAAATCAATCTGAAACCACAATCTAAAAATATTTCTAGATGCAGTAAACTTGTTATCACCAGATCCAAATATGATTATGCGGGTGCAGCTGGAACTAATTTCAATAACGGCCTCACATACAGTGCTGTGTATGGTACTAGAGTAGAGGACAAAGAAATTTGTCTCAACGTTCCAGATGGTTTACGTGTTCACGCAGTATTTGAGTCATCAACTACAGCCTCACCCACATTACCAAACATTACTCTCGTCAATAGGTCGGCGGATCTTACAAATTGTATTCAAGGTGAATTGGTTATTGGATCAACCAGTGGTGCGGTTGGTAGAGTCGTAACAACAGCTGCAACTAACGTAGATATAGTATTTAAGAACGAACTGAGATTTGTTGTTGGTGAGTCAGTGGTCTTCCAGTCTTCAGGCATTACTGGAGAGGTTTCACAAACAATCGCTGGTGATAAAAACATTGTTGCCAACTTCTCCTTTGATAATGGTCAAAGGTCAGAATATTATGACTATGCCAGAATCGTCAGAAATGAAAATGATCAGGAACCGAAAAAGAGAATTGCAATTGTATTTGATCATTACACTGTAGACTCTGGTACATCTGGTGATGTAGCGACCGTCAACAGTTACTCACCAGATACTTACGATCAAGATCAGACAAGACTCAAAGGTGAACCACTCGCTGATTATATTGATATAAGACCAAGAGTTAAAAATTACGATCCCGCAACTCATACTGATAGTCCATTTGAGTATGATTTTAGAGACTTCAGTTCAAGTGGATCTTATGTGCCCCATATTGTAATTGGTGATGAAACACTGACACTGGGTTATTCATACTATCTGGCTAGAATTGATAAAATTTTCCTGTCCAAAGATGGATTCTTTGAACTGAAAAAGGGTGCTCCATCAGAATCACCTGTAGCTCCTCCCACTCCAGCAGATTCGTTCACAATCGCTACGATTTACAATAAACCATATTTACACAATGCAACTCAAGAGAGTGCAGTTGTTCACGCAAGGCATAAGAGATATACAATGTTTGATATCTCTAGACTTGAGACAAGAATTCAAAACATTGAGTTTTATACACAACTTTCCCTGCTTGAAACCGACACTGCAAACCTGAATATTAGAGATGCTACGACTGGTCTTGATAGATTTAAATCTGGATTCTTTGTAGACAACTTTAGAAGTCACGGTTCTCACGCAATCACTCATCCAACTTTTAGAGCATCTATTGATAAGGCTCGTGGTGAGATGAGACCATTACACTATACTCACGGTGTAGATCTTCTCCTTGGTTCTGAACAAGTTATTGGTATTGGAACCACCGCCAATCCTAATGCGGATCTTACTCAAGTATCTGATCTTCAATCTAATGCATTAAGAAGAACTGGTGATGTTGTAACTCTGAACTATTCAGACACTGAGTTTATCAAACAACGTTTTGCAACTAGAACAGAAAACGTCAATCCATTTGCGGTTATTAACTGGGTTGGTATTGTTGGACTCAATCCTGCAAGTGATGTTTGGGTAGATGAACATAGACTTGAAGTTAATAATATTGTCTTAGAAGGTGGATATCAAGCCTTTATGGAGGCCTTTGCAGTTGATCCCAACACTGGATTTGCGCCAATCGATTGGGGTGGATGGGAAGAACAGTGGAGTTCAATTGATATTAGTAACAGAGAACTTTCTAGAAATCTTCTCTCAAGTGAAACTGTAAGTGATACTGGTTGGACACGTGGATTCACTCCTGGTGGCCAACAATTACCCAGTCAAGATGCTGGATTAGCTGCTAGAACTAGACAAGTCACTATGAGAGATAACTTCTTGGTCAATCAAGAAGAAACAATTAGTATTGATCGTGGGTTAAGTAGGGCTGGTATCCAACTTCAAGCAAGTGAGAGAATTGATTCTCAAACTCTTGGAACTAGACTCGTAAGTCAAGAAGTTATTCCTCTATTAAGATCTAGAAACATTGAATTCGTTTCAAATAGAATCAAACCTAGAACAAGATTCTATGTTTTCTTTGAAAGTCAGGATGTAACACAATTCGTTACACCTAAGTTACTTGAAATTTCTATGGTTCAGGGTGTGTTCCAAGTTGGTGAAACTGTTAGAGGAACAATCCCATCCACTGCATTTGCAGGTGGAACAGGCCCAGAAATTACTTTCCGTGTTGCACAACAAAATCATAAGTTTGGTGCATATGATTCTCCAACTATTGTATATTCTGTAAATCCATATTCCGATACAGTTGGACTGAGTTCTTCTTATTCAGCAACTAGCACTGTCCTGAACGTTGATACGGCATCTCTTCAACAAGAAGTTCTTGGTGCGTTTAGAGGATATGCTGCTAAAAATATGAGACTGGTTGGCCAGACCAGTGGTGCTGAAGCCACTGTGACCGATCTTAAATTAATTAGTGATGAAAAAGGAACTCTTATTGGTTCTCTGTTTATTCCAGATGCAACATTCCCATCAGTACCACAGTTTACAACAGGTGTAAAAACATTCAGAATCACAAGTAGCCCTGTTAATTCACTGAGTCCAGTTGATAATCCATCAACAGCTGAAACTTCATTCCGCGCACAAGGTACACTGGATACTTTCCAAGATGATGTTGTTGGTATTAGAAATGCAGAAATTCAAAGAGAAACCCTGAGTGACAGCACAACAACAAATCAGACTATTACAAGAAATGTTCAAACAGCCGCGTTTGATGAGAGAACAACGGCTCAAAACCAGTGGTATGACCCCCTTGCAGAATCGTTTGAGGTCGTCGCTGATAATGGTGTTTTCATTACTGGATGTGACATCTTCTTCCAGACAAAAGATGATAGCATCCCAGTTACGTTGCAGATCAGAACAATGCAAACTGGTCTGCCTACGAACACGATCCTTGGTTTTGGTGAGGTAGTTTATGAACCAAGTCAAGTCAATGTTTCGGAGGATGGAAGTG